GTGGATCTAGATGATAGAGCAATAACAGATGTGATATTACTTGGTGGTAATGCAGGGTATAATTATACTGTTATGTCAGATTTGGATGTGCATCTTATTGTAGATCCAAAGTATATTCCAGATTGCAATCCAGAATTACTTGACGATTATTATATGGATAAGAAAACCTTATGGGAACTGACTCATAATGTAACTATCCTTGGAGCAAAAGCAGAACCTTATATCGAAAAACCTGGTGTTACTCGTAAGAAGAGTCAAGGTGTTTACAGTCTTCTAAAGAGGTCATGGATTCAAGAACCAGAAAAATTTGATGATGAACTTGATGAAAAGGAACTTGAGAAAAAGGTAAAATCATTGAAGCATAAGATAGATTGTTTTATTCAGAGTGAGGATCCAGAAGCACTCAGAGATATGGTAAGAAAACTTAGAGTTGGTAGAACTGTATCATTGCAGAAGTATGGTGAGTATGGTTACGAAAATATGGTATTCAAGGAACTAAGGAATCAGGGTTACATTGACAAAATACGTTCTGCTGTGGTAAACTTTAAAACAAAGAGTTTGTCATTGGTATGATTCAGATACTATTGTTGAAGGACAACAACACAGTCCTTATATCAAGGTTAGAAGAGGTTGGCACCGAGATGGGTGAACCTGATTGTAAGTTAATAGAACCTTTCTTAATGAAGCAAGAGGGGGATCAGTTCTATCTTGAACCATGGCCAAGTTTTACATCTCAGAGAGAATTGATGATTCATTCTGATAGCATATTGACTATGGTATCACCAGATAAAGATCAATTAGATAAGTACCAAACCCTAACAGCAAAACCAACAGTCACTGTTAAATGAGGTATTATACCAACGTTCAGATGGTCGGCAACGACTTTCTTGTTCGTGGTTATGAGAATGGTAAGGCGTTTACTTCAAGAGATCATTTTCAACCTACTTTGTTTGTTCCTAGTAGAAAGAAAACAAAGTATAAAACCTTGGACGGGAAGTATGTTGGAGCGATACAACCAGGCACAGTAAGAGATTGCAGAGAGTTTATAAGGAAGCATGAGAATGTAGAAAAGTTTCCTATCTTTGGGAATCGTAGATACATTTATCAATATATTTCTGATAGGTATCCAGATCAAATTGATTTTGATCTTAGTAATATGAACCTTGTCACCATTGACATTGAGGTGAAGTCTGAGAATGGATTCCCTTCTGTTGAAAAGTGTGATGAGGAATTACTTCTTATATCATTACTAAGTTTCTCAACAAAGGATATAATTACTTTTGGAGTTGGACCTTTTACTAATACAGATCCAAAGGTAAAGTATGTTCAGTGTGTTGATGAGTATGATTTACTTCAGAAGTTTTTAGCACATTGGCATAGCAATATACCTGAAATAGTTACAGGGTGGAACTGTCAACTTTATGATATACCCTATCTTGCAAAACGTATTACGAGGATTCTTGGTGAAAAACCATGTAAAACATTATCTCCGTGGGGGTTGGTCACCAATGAGGAGATATTTCTTCAAGGTAGACCTCACCTTGTTTATGATATTGGTGGTGTTACTGTACTTGATTACTTAGATCTTTATAAGAAGTTTACCTACAAGGCACAGGAGTCTTATAGGTTGGATTATATTTCTAGCGTAGAACTTGGACAGAAGAAGTTAGATCACTCTGAGTATGATACCTTCAAAGACTTCTATACAAATGGTTGGCAGAAGTTTGTAGAGTACAACATCATTGACGTAAAGTTGGTCGATGCTCTTGAGGAGAAGATGAAGTTGGTAGAACTGGCAGTCACTATGGCATATGATGCCAAGGTGAACTTTACTGATGTGTTCTATCAGGTTCGTATGTGGGATATGATAATATACAATGATCTAAAGAAGAAGAATATTGCAATACCACCTAAAGAGGATGAGGATAAGAGTGATAAGTATGCAGGAGCATATGTAAAAGAACCTAAACCTGGTGTATATGAATGGGTTGTATCGTTTGACCTAAACAGTCTATACCCTCATCTTATAATGCAATATAATATTTCACCTGAGACTTTATTAGAAGAAAGATTTCGTGGTGTTAGTGTGGATAAGTTATTGAATGAGGAGGTAGATTTATCTAATCTAAAGGATGTTACTGTGTGTCCTAATGGTGCTGTTTTTACAACTAAGAAGAGAGGATTCTTACCCAAACTAATGGATAAGATTTATAGTGAACGTGTCATCTTTAAGAAGAAGATGATTCAAGCAAAGAAAGATTATGAAAAGAAACCATCAAAGGCACTTGAAAGAGAAATCTCAAGATGTAATAATATACAGATGGCAAAGAAGATTCAGTTGAACTCTGCCTATGGTGCTATCGGTAATAACTATTTCAGATATTATAAGTTAGCAAATGCTGAAGCGATCACCTTGGGTGGTCAGTTCTCAATTCGTTGGATTGAGAATAGAATGAATAAGTACATGAACAATGTGCTAAAAACTACAGGAGAGGATTATGTTATTGCAAGTGATACTGATAGTATCTATCTCAATATGGGTCATTTTGTTGACGCAGTATTCAAGGGGAGAGAGAAAACTACTGAAGGCATTGTTAATTTCCTTGATAAGGTCTGTGAAGTGGAACTTGAAAAGTATATTTCGAGTTCTTATGAAGCGTTGGCCACGTACGTAAATGCTTATGAACAGAAGATGTTTATGAAGCGAGAGACTATTGCTGAACGTGGTATATGGACTGCTAAGAAAAGATATATTCTAAATGCATGGGATATTGAAGGTGTTAGATTTGCTGAACCTAAACTAAAGATCATGGGTCTTGAAGCAGTCAAGTCATCTACACCTGCACCATGTAGGAAGTTGATCAAGGATGCGTTGAAGGTTATTATGACAAAGACTGAAGATGATGTAATAGAGTTTATAGAAAATGCAAGATCTAATTTCAACAAGTTGCCTCCAGAGGAGATAGCATTTCCTAGATCGGTTTCTAATGTAACAAAATATGAAAATAAAAACTCTATCTATTCTAAAGGAACTCCGATTCATGTTAGGGGTTCTCTGTTATTCAATTACTATGTAAAGAAGAATCAGCTAGATAATAAGTATAACATGATCAATAATGGAGAAAAGATCAAGTTCGTTTACCTCAAGAAACCAAATTCGATTCATGAGAATGTCATTTCATTTATCAATCAGTTTCCAAACGAACTAGGATTGCAGAAATACGTAGACTACGACTTACAATTTACGAAATCTTTTGTTGAACCTGTAAAGGCGATACTAGATTCTATTGGTTGGTCTGTGGAAAAAACTGCGACACTTGAATCCTTCTTCATTTAGTGCTATAATCTTTAGTAACTGGAATTATTCATTGGAACTTCCAATAGACGACAAGGAACTCGCTACAATTATAAGTGCTTTGCACTTAGGTGGTGATACTTCACTGTTTCAAAAATTGAAAATTGTAAAGGAAATTAGGGAAGAATATCCTGGTGGACCTTACAAAAAAATAATCAGAGAAAAATACGGAATGGTAATTTGATGGGATTTTTTGACAATGTACTAAAAGATATTGACGAAGATCAAGTTCGATTAGCGAAGGATCTAGATGATAGTGAATTCTTTATCGACACTGGTTCTTATATCTTTAATGCTCTTTGCAGTAAGAGTATATTTGGTGGGGTGTCTGCAAATAAAGTCACTGCTATCGCTGGTGAGACAAGTACTGGTAAAACATTCTTTGCTCTTGCTGTTGTTCAAAACTTTTTGAAGAACAATCCTGATGGTGGTGTCATTTATTTTGATTCTGAATCAGCAATAACAAAAGAATTGCTACAGTCAAGGGGTATTGACCCTGAAGGTAAAAGGTTCTATCATGCAACGGTAGATACTATAGAAGACTTCAGACATGTATCCTATAAGATTCTAGACAACTATTTGTCAGAACCTGAAGATAAACGTAAACCTATGTTGATGGTTTTAGATTCTTTAGGTATGCTATCTACAAGAAAAGAAACAGAAGATGTTTCTAAGGACAAACAAGTCCGAGACATGACTAAAGCACAACTTATAAAAGGTGCCTTTAGGATTCTAACTGGAAAGTTAGGTAAAGCAAAAGTTCCCCTCATTGTTACAAATCACACTTATGATGTCGTTGGTGCATACATGCCTACAAAAGAAATGGGCGGTGGTAGCGGTCTCAAGTACGCTGCCTCTACTATCATTCATCTCCGTAAAAGCAAGGAGAAAGACAAAGACCACAATGTCGTCGGAAACATTATCAAGGCAAAGACTGCTAAGTCACGTCTGAGTAAAGAAAACAAAGAAGTTGCTATTAGGTTATACTATGATGAACGTGGTCTTGATAAGTACTATGGTCTTCTAGAACTTGCTGAAAACGAACTTTGGCCAAAGGTTTCTACTCGTTATGAAGTCAATGGTAAAAAGATATATGGTTCTGAGATTCTAAAGAATCCAGAGAAGTACTTCACTGAGGAAGTATTGCAAAAACTTGATGCAATCGCAAAACGAATTTTTAGTTATGGAAGCGGAGAGAGTACCACTAACGATACTGAGTAATCTACTTCATGATGAAGTATATGCTCGAAAGGTTCTGCCGTTTATCTCATCAGATTATTTTGATGAAAGAACTGATCGTATAGTATTTGAAGAGATTGCAAAATACATTCGAGCATATGATGGACTCCCTACTAAGGAAGTTCTTCATATTGAATCGGAGAATCGTAATGATCTTACTCAAGAAGAGTTCTCTCTTACAGGGAATCTAATTGATGCATTGCATGAGACTAAGACTGAAAGGGATTGGGTAGAAGATACAACAGAGAAGTGGTGTAAGGAGAAAGCAATTTACCTTGCACTAATGAAGAGTATTCAGATTGCTGATGGGCAAGATGATAAGCAAGGTGCTGATGCTATACCAGATATACTAAAGGATGCATTATCCGTAGGATTTGATCAACATGTTGGTCATGATTATATTGATGATTCAGAGGATCGTTATGCGTTTTATCATCGCAGAGAGAATAAGATTCCCTTTGATCTTGAGATGCTCAATAAGATTACTTTAGGTGGTGTATCTAATAAGACATTGAACATTGCTCTTGCTGGCACTGGTGTTGGTAAGTCTTTATTCATGTGTCATATAGCAGCAAGTGTTCTTCTCCAAGGTAAGAATGTTTTATACATCACATGTGAGATGGCAGAGGAAAAGATTGCAGAAAGGATTGATGCAAATTTACTCAATGTCAATATAAAAGATGTTACTGAAATACCAAAGTCAACTTTCGCAAAGAAAGTCTCAGCTCTTGCTTCTAAGACTAAAGGGAAACTTATAATCAAAGAGTATCCAACTGCATCTGCTCATGTAGGTCACTTCAGATCTTTATTGAGTGAATTGCATCTCAAAAAATCTTTCAAACCAGATATTATATTTGTAGATTATTTGAATATCTGTGCTTCTTCTAGGTATAGGAGTGCAGTCAATGTCAATTCATACAATTATGTGAAAGCAATAGCAGAGGAACTTAGGGGTCTTGCTGTAGAATATGATCTTCCTATTTTTTCTGCAACACAAACCACAAGAAGTGGTTTCAATAGTTCTGATCCTGATCTTACAGATACTTCAGAATCATTTGGATTACCTGCAACTGCTGACCTTATGCTTGCTTTGATTAGTAGTGAGGAATTAGAACAACTTGGTCAACTTATGATCAAACAACTCAAGAACAGATATAATGATCCAACTTATAATAAGAGATTTGTTGTTGGTATTGATAGACCAAAGATGAGACTGTTTGATTGTGAACAGGCAGCACAGGATGATGTCTTAGATACTAATGTAGATGGTCAAGATGCAAAACCAACATCTAAAGGATCTTTTAATGATTGGAAATTCTAAATTCTTGTGCTATAATAAATTGAATCTTACAAATTAATGACAAAACAAGTAGATACAAAAAAGTATACTGAGTTCGTAGATGCAGTTACATCTAGCGAAAGTAAAAGTTCTGAATCATTTTCAGTTCGTCTAAGAGAACTATATGCAGAAGGACTTCCTGTAGAAAGACTTCTTACTGCTGCAGTAGGAATGTCTGCAGAGTCAGGTGAGTTTATTGAAGTAGTAAAGAA